GAGGTGGAACCACCAGTCTACACATTCGAGGAATGTGTCTTTTGCCAATCGCAGCCCATATTGTTGGATGCTGTGACTGACAAGTGGGTCATGTGCCGGCAGCCAACGGCTGCTTTTGGTAAAGACGCACTTAGCTTGGCAATTGACACTGAGCTCGGATTCAGACAGTGGAGCTACCAAGTGGGCACTGGAGGCAGTGCTCTTTTCGGTGACTTGCCTATCTTTTGTGAGCTTTACAAAGCTTACAAACGAAATGGCGTCGACAGCAATGTCGGGGGGTCACTAATCGTTTCTGATTCAGGATTCATGCGTATGTGCTCTAAACCGCGCATCCGTGGTGAATTCCGGGGTGATATTTCTGATGACACAAGGGTGTCATTCTTCAAGGCATTTGGCTACCCACCCTCTGTGCAAATAGAAATGGAGGCATCGCTACAGTCATCCAGCTACGTTGGACTTTTTGATCACGGTCACAATATCAGCGTAGCGACTGGTCTCTTTACTATTTGAACCACTAGGGGAATACATATAAACACAGTATTCCACTTGCGTTCAGAAACGCACACATACATACGCGCGCCTTCCAAGCGCCACGTACACACACGCATACTACTTACAACATACTATGCCCCCCAAGTCTAAGAATGTCAAATCTATCACCACCATCCCACCCAAGCGAAAGCCTAAAGTGCAGGTGCCAGATGGCATTGACGTTTCCTACTTGGCTGCGCTCACTCATCCGTTCTCTCGGCATGCAGTGGGGGCAAAAATCCCCTCCCTGTTCCCCCTCAGAACCACTACCTCCGTGATTAGGCTGCGTACCATTGCACGCACCAATGCGAATGGTACTTTCGAGGGGCTACTGTCTCCCAATCCACTGTATGGCTTAGGCCCTGCAACTGGAGTGCCCGGTAACTTCACACTTACTGGGGACACTGTTATTGTTGACAATCCGAACCACGTCCAAACAAACCATGGGGCCACGACTTATCGTGATCTCGCCGCACTAGGGAAATTCCGTGTGGTTGGGTTTGGTGCAAAGGTGTCGTCATACGTTTCAGATACAGACAACGGAGGACTTTTGTCTTATGGCTCATTTCGTTCCACTCCTGTTCTTGGTAGGAAATACATTTCACCTAAACAGGATAACAAATACCAAGTCATTGCCCAGCCGAGAGACACTCGCTGGGACCCACAAGACACGCTGAGCGCTCTGTACGGAATCTACTCTGAAAGAGGAGAACTGGTACACGATCAGGCAGCGGATACGGCGATTCTAGACTATTGGGTTGACACAAACCAAATAGCCCAGAATCGGGTTTCTGTACAGTCACTCAGGTCGAAAGATCTTGTTGTGGCTGGGAAGCCCGCTGGCACGGACAATGATTTTTGCGACCCATTGTCCATGCGCCAGACTGGCATGATGGAGGATTGGGAACAAGGCAATAGTGAAGGTGATAACTCTGTCATCTCCACTCTTGCCGTCCCAACATCCACCGCATACGAACGCACATATAGTGACATGGATATGACAACCCATGCGCTATTCGTACATGGCGCGTCTGCTAACACAGATGTGATGGCCGTCGACATTATATACCACATTGAGCACTTTGATAGTTACGCAAAGAGCTCAGTTGGTATGGCGTCGGCCACCGCAGCCCCTAGGGCCCACCGTGTTCTTGGATCGAAAGAGAAAACGCACGCTGTTGCATCCACCCAGCCATCACATTTCCTAGAGGAGGCTGGTGAAGTTGCATCAATTGGCGCCGCCGCTTACATGGCGCCTACAGCAGCAGCGTCCATGATGGAGGTAGCTTCCGCTTCAGCATACAGCTGGGGTGGAGGTATATTGTCCACCATGGCTTCCTTTTTACCTGAGATCGAGGCAGCATTGCCATACATGCTTCTTATGTAGCATTTTCATTTCAAAGCTTCAAGTTGTCTTGGGCCTTCCAGGGCTTGAATCAATGGCGCGCCGAGTCACCACTCTGATAGTTAGAAGACAATCTGTCAAGAACCGCAAGGGGAATCGCTGTTACCATTGGAAAATACTACATAAGAAATACATACACATAACACACAACAAATACACATTCCCCTTCCTGGTGCCATTTCTGAGTTTAGTCACTCGCGGGTGCGAAGTTGTTAGGGTGTGGCTCAATAATCAAATGGGTGCGGGAGCATAGCCGTAAGGCTGCCGACTGAGAGGCGTTTAAATATCTCACCATTAAATAAAAACCACAAGGGACCAACCAAGCATAGGAAATGCGAGCTGGAATGATGTACATGCACACACGTTATACACCAAAATACAAAATTGTGAAGCACGCTTCGCCACAAAAAGATGAACAAATGTCTGGCAGTCACCAGTCAACCTCAGTGTGTGAGGGACGCGTCAGTTCGCGTAAGGCCGATATGATTTTAAACCTTAGGGGGTTATACCTAAGGCGTAGTCGGTTTCGTAGGTTTTGGGTTTAGCCCTTAGCCGTTTTTAACATAGG